CTCTTATTGCGCTATTTTGGCTTCTTTCGCAACAAGGTTAATCGCGGATTAACTCGGGTTCTTTCCTCTTTGACCTTAGGTTTTATTTTTATTTGTTTTAGGAATAAATCTTTTTTACGTGCTTGATTATCAGCCTTACACAACACAAAAAATCCTTCAGTAACTACCCTACGGCATTTTTTATGCAAACCTCCCTCCTCCTCTACTAACCAAAACCTCTAACCTGAATCGCTCTAAACTAATTATGATGACAATCCATCTTCCCAAATGTTCCATAGAAATTTTCATAAAGATTTGGCTAAACAAAATCAATTTGTGTCTGGCTGTTCAAGTATTAATTAAATTCACTATAATCATTGACTGACAGACCAGAACAAATAGACTACAGTTACTCCTAACAAATCCCCTACATATCACCTATCCCTCCTGTGGCTTTAAGGAAAAGTTCATCATCGATGGGTGTAGTATGGTGACTATACTAAAGTCTTTTATATTATTATCCGACAAATGTTTCATGTTAATCGAATATTTACAAACTATCCGCTACAGCTGGGTGGTGTTTAAGATAATCACGGAAAAAACTAACACCAGCACCACTTAGTAAAATAGAATTAGAAGCAGAACTCTTTATCAACTCCAATCGTTATTTTAAAAATTTTAGATTTTACTAAAAGGGAAAAACAGAATCGGAATAGGTCTAAGAAACAAAAATACGAGGTAAATTTCTAAACAACCTTATACCATATTGAACATCATATTACCCGTTTAAACTCAAAAAAGAAAAGAATCTATCAGAAAAAATAACTCCTTTGGTAACTTATCCAAGACCGTGCACAGTTAGAGTTTTATCAACACAGTATATCCTATAAAAATTTCGTTCAAACTTCTCTTAATACTGTTTTTCTATGATAGCCAATACATCATCACCACAAACAAATAAAGAAAATTTTTCAATGTTTGATAAATGAAACGCATACCTCATGTAAAATATAACACGTAAGGTATTCCCAAAAGTAGTTCTAGTAGGATGTCCAGAAAAAACAGTCCCTCTTATAGTAGATTTTAACACTTTAACTTTTCCATCAAATCCTATGACGTATGCTGTATCTGCCAAGACCATATTCCTTATACGTTCTTTCTAAGACTCTAAAAGCCAGGGTTCGGAATCAAAAATCTTATCTATGACTTTTCTTATTAGATAAGAATCTACACCTTCGATCAAACTACGGTGTTATCTAGAATCATGAGCATCACCATCATTTGATATAAATAAAGGATTTTAAAACTTGAGATACTCTTTGGTAATTTATTCTTCTTTACCTTAAAGGTCCATATCACCTATATAATGTGAACAACACCTTTTCAAATTCTTCTTTAAATTGTACGCTATCCAACCTCCATAAACTTTAAGAAAACCTGAAGGATCAAAAATATTACGAGATCTTTTAGTAGTAGGTCTCTTATCTCCGCTAATATGATATTCACCATTTTTACTAAATACTCTATAAGTTATATCTTACTTCATAATACTCTTGGTAACAGGCTAATGTTTAAATATCTCCATATATGATTCATAGGTCTTAAATTTTTTAGCGTCACATTCCTTAATATGGTCCATATAAGACTAAAGGTCAAAAACCTAAAAATT